CTTCTTTTTATTAGGAATTACTCTAGTTCGGAACCTTTTGTCCCTGAACATCTTGGATATGACTTGATCTTCAAGTGCATACTTATTTTTCTTGTCTATAGGTATCATTTTTTTCGTCTTATTCGTACCGTGGTCCCTTCATCTAAAGGTTTGAGCAAAGCTTTATTAGGACCACGAGCTTGGGAAGCTTCCTCTACTATTTTATTGGTTTTGTTTTGTCTACTTTTTAATATATCTCGTCTAAGTTCGTTCTCAGCTTTTTTTTGCTTTTCTTTTTGTTCTTTTGTAGGTGACTTATACTTCTCCATATTCTTGCCCCATTTCTTACCAAGAGTAAGAAGACCAGCAGTAGCTCCGGCTGCCCCAACAGCCTTAAGTGCGTTCTTTGCTATTCTTTTTTTCTTCTCAAAAGCTTCTCGTTTTTTACTAAGACTACCTTTTGTTTGCTGCTTCTTAGACCCAGGCCAGTTTTTTGGTTTCTTCTTTTGTTTGTTAGGGTCAACTTTAGAGCTCTTTCGCTGAGTTACTGTCTTTAGTTTTCTCTTTGATCCTTCCCCTATAAACTTTTTTCCAGCAGCAGTTTTCTCTTTAACTTTCTCAGCTTGTTTCTTTGTAATAGCTTTTCGTAGTTTTTTAGCTGCACCCTTTTTTAACTGTTTACCGACCATATAAGTAGCTAATTTAATACCCAATCTAGCAGCAACAACAGCAATTACAGGTAAAGGCATTTTAAACTATCTCCTATTTCGTGGTTTCATTCTCTTTGGTGAAGCAGGCTTAATCTTAGGATCTAAGAGTCTCCTTCGTAATTGTTGCGGTGAAGCAGACTTAATCTTAGGATCTAAGAGTCTCCTTCGTAATTGTTGTGGTGAAGCAGACTTAATCTTAGGTGGAAATCTTTTAGGTGGGTGACTAGCTACCAGTGGTTTTAATTGTTTTGGTTTTGATCTTTCCATTTTAAGCAGTCTCTCTATTAAAGGGAATACACCCCAAGTTAAAGTTAGCAGGGATTTTGATTTTATCTTTTGCTAGGTCTTCAAAAAACTTGGTATGAGCTTCAATACAAGCTTGTTCACTAGAAAAGGTTTCCACTATTTCTCCATGTTCAACTGCTATAGGAACAATAGTAAGGTTTAGATATATAGATATTAGAAGCCACATAAATAATTATGTTGTATATTTAGAAATTTTAGATTTACCTCTAGCTCCTCGTCTTGAGTGTTTTATTGGATCAGGTGATTTATTAATACTCAAATCAGAATGACGAGCTGTAGAAGCTCGTGGTGAAGGAGATGATAATGAAGCTAGTTCTTCTTTAAAAAAATCTTTATTAGCTGAATTAATACTGGTTGCATCACGTTGAACTGATTCTAAAAAAGAACGATGTTTGGGCCTAGGTAAGCTTTTAGATATCGTAGAAGCCCAGTGCTGTTTAATCATTAATACACTAAGTACTCTGCCCAATAAATTACTCATATTTTAACCCACACGTTTTCATCTTCATAGCTTTGGTCTACGGTTGACATAAATGATTTAATATTCTCTTCAAATTGAGCGTTCTTACGTTCATTATAAGCTAGGCTTTCATCAGCAGCCATTTGTTCTACCCAATAGTTAACTCCCATAGCTAGGACATCAATACGATCATCATATTGAAGAGATCCTTTATCACGAGTGAGTCTAGTCATCTGGTAAAACAGTTGTCTACGAGGTTCATCTTTAGATTTCTCGTAGTCTTGTTCAGCTTCATTAAAGTCTATTACAAGCCTGTGTTGGTTCATAATAGGCTCCAAGACATCAATAATTCTAGCTTCTTTCTGCTTGGAGTGTTTAATCTCTTCTACATGACACTGATGGTATTTATTAAGTACAGGTTTAAATAGTTCAGTATACATACCATCACCAAAATTAGCTTCTATTTCTATTACATTAACCTTGTGTTTCTTGGCTATTTTAGCTAATTGAGTTAAAGTACCGTGATCATAGCCACCTTTAAGTCCACCAACAGCTAGAACAAAGATCTTACCATTGAGGAGTTTAGTGACAACATATCCTGTCTCATCAGCTCCTCTACCACTTGGATCTAGGTGGAGAGCAGCTCCAGTGTACTCATAGTAATCCTTAGAGACTTCAAATGGTTTATAGAAGTAGTCTCCAGTTAAACCTACGGCTGGTAAATCAAGTAAATCATCTTTACCATAGAGAACTCTTCCTGGACCTCTATCAGAATCTAGGGGGATTACCAGGAGATCTCTAAGCTTAAGAGGATAGCGTTGGTCATCTTCACCTGAAGTGTCCAACATAAACTGGAGAGAAAATCCAGATTTACCATAAGAAGCCTCACGTTCTGTAAGATCCAGATCATCGAATCTAAGTGGATCTGTGGGGATATTAGTCTTAATAGGAAGAGTACTTATAAATGGAGAGAGCTTTGAACCATAGAATTCTCGTAGTCTACTATCAGGCATCCTTGCAGGCCAGATTCTACACTCATACCCTCTATCTTGTAGGCTACTATAGAGAGACTCCTCAACCTGTGGTGTACCCAAGTAAACAATACGTCCAACTGTAGGCATAACTACAGCATCAAATTCCTTTACAACTTCTCCCAACTTATCTCTCATGACTTGGGTAAGAGCATTAGAGAGTACTTCTACATCATCTGCAACAATTATATGAGCACGAGATCCTACTATCTGCCCTGTAATACCAACAGACTTAACAGAAGGAGCGTGGGAAGCCCTAGAAGGAGCAACATCAAAAGCAACATTAGAGCTTCTCTGATCCTCTCTCGCCTTGAGATGTTGGAGGATAGGCATCTCGTGAATGATTCTTTTAGTAAACGTAGAAAAGTCATCAGATCTTTGTTTAGATGCAGATACAACTAGAAATTTAAGCTGTGGATCACATAAGAGTTTCCATACAACAAAAGCTGAAGTAATCCAGGACTTCCCAACTCCCCTAAAAGCTTGAATTATAAGTCTCTTGGGGCCATTCTGTAAGTAGTCTGCTATGTCATATTGAATAGGAGTAGGATCTGGTAAAGCTAAATGCTTCCAAGCTAGGTAGAGAAAGTTCCTGAAATCAGACTTAATTAGCTCTAGCTGAGTCTCTTGGGGTTTCATCAAAAGGAAGTTCCTCTATCAAGTTCTTTATATCAATATTATTAGTACCAGCACACTCAATATTATTATCTCTAAGAAACTGCCTTGCCACGTTAAGGTCTGCTGGAGAAGCTTCCCCTGATAAAATCTTTTCTTTAAGTATTCTGGCAAGTATCCCATGAAGTTCACCTAAATCCTTTTCTGTACTTTTATTGCTCATAATTACCTCGCTGAAAAGCGTTTACTTTTAGATGTTTTGCTACTTCCTGAAGATATACTTCGTTTTTTAGTAGAACTACTTTTTTTTCTAATACTTAAATTACTAGAACTTCTACTAGTTGAAGACGTAGTTTTTTTATTCCATACTGCTCTACCATAACTGTCTTTAGAAGCAGTTTTACGTCTTTCTCGTTCTTTATTACCTATAGCATCATTAGCTAAGTTCTTTGTAGGTGTATTTGCAACAGGAAAACCGGTCCCCCAAGTATATGGAACACCCAAAGAATTATTTAGTCCGTTCTGTGGAAACATACCAGAACGAAATCCGGGGTTTTGTTGTTCTGCTGCAACACCAGCAACCGCTAAACACATTGGTTATTCCTCATCTTGACAGTTCCTTAAGAGATTATATTGTTTATGTAACCAAGCATCAGTAACCTTATAGTGGTGCTCATCTATTTTGACTATTTCCATGTCACTTGGAATGATTACTGCTTTGTCTGTCATGCAGCTTACTAAAAAGAAGGGTAATACGAGAACTATCCCCATCTGCAATAGCCTGATCAAAGTCTTCTTTTCTTTTAATACGTTCACGTTCTGGTTTTCCTTTCAGATACCACAAAGCTATCTGGAAAACAGCCTTAAGTAGTCCAAAGATTCCCATTATTTTACTTTTTATTCTTTAGGATATGGCGGTCTATGCCTAGTTTCCAAGTAATACCACCTGTCATACCAACTAAAGCCCAAGTTTCAGGGGCAAACGCATGATATCCCATCATTTGACAGATACACATCATGATTCCCATGAGCATCATAAAGTAAGTCTTATATCCTGGCATAAAACTATCAAAGACTCTAAGAATCGGTTGAATAAGCTTTTCCATGTTTTTAGTTCTCCTGTGGATCATCTAATAGTCGTACTTTATTAATAATAGATATAGGAATACGACCTATACCCCGATATGCCTGAGACATTTTTGGATCTAAATCTTTATTATAACCAATAGTTACATATTTACCACTAGTTCCTATATAAAAACCTATAGTGTCATATAATGTTTCTGTGTTTTCTAGAGTAGAACCTAATGTTATTTCTTCATTAGAATCATCATAAGCATCAAACCAAGTGATAACTATAGGGGAACCCCTAGTTAAACTCTTAAGAATCTTTTGATTTGGTTGGTCCATACTCAGTTCCCCTATGCTCCAGTAAATGTGAAAGAATTAAATTATTACTGTTTTTTAGTGGCTCTAAGCTGTCATCTAAGTTTTCCCTAGTTAAAAGAGAACGCTCTACATCATCTACTCTTTCTTCTAGAGCATCTAATCTACCAAAAAGTCTGTTCACAATCCAGGCTCCTATTGATGCGATAATGCCAAGCAACCAATATACTACATCAGATGCCATTTCATTGAATTTCTCCACAATCGCCTCGCACTTCGTCCATTACTATTTTACTGGCAATATTCGCACCAGCATTAATCGCCACTGTTTCAACCAGGCCCCCGCCGCATCCGCCTAAAAATAAAGTTGCAATCAGTATAATTTTCATTCTTCAACCCACTCCCACTTCAGGCACTTACCGATGTAATAGCTGTAGGTTATGCAACGATAGTATCCTGCTAGGATGTAGATGGTTTCCATTAGCTTCTAGGAATCAGGCTCTGTAGGCCAGATAATATCGTCAGGATTAGGATAATTTTCAGGCAAATCTCTTAATGCCTCTCGGTAGCTCTTCCACTTTGATTTGTCCCTAGGGGAATCATCAAGTTGCGTAAAATCAGAATTAGTCAGCAATAAATTCCGCTTACCTCTCAATTCATCCCACTTTTCATCATTAGATTTTTCCTGCACCTCAAAATTTCGCCACTTCCCATCCACGATACTGCCGTCAGTCTTCTCCAACTTTTGTGTGTCGGAGTTGATCGTAGGCCATCCCTCAACCTCAATAACATCGTTGTCTGTCATCCACTGAGCCTCTGGCCCTGACGCAGGGAATGACACGTTCTTGAAAGACTCTTTTAGTTGCGAAATACTCTTGACTTGATTATTGTAATAATATTCCATTTGATATAATTCCTATGATTGATTTTTGTTATGTGCCATATATAGATATTCATCCTTTAGAAGCTCTGTAATGCCTATACGCTTTAGCACATCTTTATATGCGTCTTTAAATGTTTCCGCCATTTCATCCAACCAATCATACAAACTATTTACGGTTGGCATACCTTCCTTTTTTTGAATCATCTCATCAATAGCATTAACATAATTAGTAGTTAAGACATAACAGGTTTGGGCGTGTAATCCATACTGCTCAAGGTACTCCATCGTACCCATACCAAGTCTGCCACTACGAACAATATCTTTAAAGCATAACCTGAATATCATCTTCAGGTGATGAGAGATTTCATCGTTCTCCATATCCTTTTCGTCCCAATCGTCTGGAATATTATGTGCTTTTTTAATATCATCATAAACAGATTGGAACATCGCAATTTCCTTCAAACTCGACTCTATACCAGCCTTAGATGAGAGAATTCCGTGGTTTGCTTCCTCAACCAATACGTCAGCCATTTCTGTGTTTTCTTCCTCCCATCCTTTTATTTCCACTTTTAATTTTTTAATTTTAAAATATGATTCCGCTAACGCATCCGATTTAGCTTTTATTTCGGCAAGGCACTGTCTTAGTCTGCGATATGGAGCATCGTTGAGCATAGTAATTGTCATCAACTGACTAGAAGTTTGTGTGTTTTTCTTACCAAATATTTGGCAAGCACGATTAACTTCCTGCATACCCCTGCTTATTTTTGCTAATTTTGTAGGAGTGATGGTTTCCATCTCCCCAACAGTTTCAGTCAAATAAGATATATCTTTTTTTGTGATTAATGTATTAGTCACCAGAAGTTGCTCCTGTTTGGAATCTAGTTGTAGTGATATCGCCAAAATCTGTGGAATTACCTGTCGAGGCTATCGTTAGATAGTCAATAACGTTACTGTTCGGTGGGCTTGTGTAACCACCACAATTAATACCTCGGCTACCATCGGAAGTACCAGCAGCACTCGATCGGGCTAATGTCAGATCCCCGAAGTCCGTGGCGTCACCTGTTGTAGCTATCGTTATGTAGTCAATAGTGTTATAATTTGTAGGTGACCATCTACCGCTAGCCCATACCCCTCGGCTGCCATCACTTGAACCACTCACCCCATAATGTGATCTAGTTAGATCGCCAAAATCCGCAGCGTTTCCTGTCGAAGAAATTGTAACGTAAGATGTTCGTGGGTCACCGTACCCGTCTGACCATATCGCTCTATCCTGTTCGGTTGAGCCAAGAGCCCCATGACCACTGCGGTCTTCAGGCAAATCACCAAAATCTGTGGCGTTGCCAGGTGTATCAATAGCAACATAGTCTATATTCTTCTTACTTGCGAACGGAGAGACGTTTTGTTCACCACCTGCGAAAAGAGCACGTGTGCCATTAGTTCCTCCTGACGTTCCGTGGGTTGATTCAGTTGTATCACCAAAATCTGTGGCGTTACCTGTTGACCCTATGGCTACATAGTCAATTACCCCACTAGAAGCCCAAAGCCCCCGTGACCCATTAGAAGCCCTGCCATCAAAGGGACTCCTCGATACAGTTAAGTCACCAAAATCTGTGGCGTTACCTGTTGATTGAATAGTGACATAATCCATTACATCCGTAACACTTCCTCCAGCCATTACACCTCTAGCACCCCACTGTACGTCCCCACCTGCACCCGCCACCACCATCATAGCTTTTTTAAAATGGCTCATGATAAATCTGCTCCAACAAGTCCACCATTCCAAATTGTGCCACCGTCCACAGTCCAAAATACCAAGCAGTCAACTCCGCTTGAAGTTAAGTCAGGGGCAGAACCCCCTGCCCAATCTACACTTGCAGGCCAAGTCATTGTTTGTGATCCCCCGTTAGTTAACATTAGAGTGAACCCACAAAGCTCATCAGATGCGGTTGGGTTACTAAACGTCCAAGTGTTTGTCGATGCACTTGCTGTCGCTGTTACGGAGTTTCCTAACGTCAAGTCAATCGTCCTTGCCCCACCTGCGGAACCAAGTGCGTTAGTTACTTCTCCGTAGTCTTTAAGGTTTATTTTAGAGACAGTATAATCTGCACCATCCAACGCACCACCAAGGGTTGAGCTTGAAGATACGGGCTTCCCATTTGCTTTTGAGTAATTAGTGCATCTATATTTGCCAGTGGCATATTCAATAAATTCTGCTTCATCTCCGGCAGCCGTTGTGATATTAGCACCGCCAGGAAGAAATAAATCAGTTGCGTCATGAGTAAGTGTTAACGCTCCATCAAAATGTAATTTAATTTGGGTTCCAACTCCACCCGTTGTATTGATAGAAGTGATCGTAGTTGTACCCGTAACATCAAAATAGTTTCCGTCTGTTAGAACAGCCAACGCAGTAGCCGATGCTACATCTGCACCTTGACTCCATTGTATTTGACTGCTATTACAATCCAAATCCCCACCCAACTGAGGCGAGGTATCTGCTGCTAATGAGGCAATCCCAGCATCTGTAGCCCAACCTAAAGTTAAACTGCCGTCCGTTTTTAAAAGTTGATTTGCAGAACCATCAGAGGTAGGCAGAGTAAAGGCTACACCACCTGTACCTCCTTTGATTTTGTCTACAACAAGTGTTGAAGCCATTTTAAATTTCTCCTAAATAAAAGTAAGTTCGCCATCACCAGCAAGAGTCCAAGTATAAGAACTGCTTACAGTAATTGGCCCTATCAAGAACTGGTTAGCTGTCGTTGATGTGGTTGTAGTAACATTCGATCCAATCGAATTATAGTTTGAAAAAACCGCACCGTCTGTAGTAACAGCACCACCCTCACCAAGAGTCACATCTTCGTCAGGCATCGTGATTGTGCGAGTCGTTTCAGTTGAAATCCCAGAAGCCTCAAAGGCAATTTGCTTACTTGAATCACCATTATCTCTAATACGAAAATCATTATCATTTACTGTAGATACAGCCCCAGCAACAACACCATCTATTTGAGTTTGAATATTTGAGCCTACTCCGTTAAGACAACCAAACTCAGTATTACTAATAGTTCCGTTATAAATCTTAGCAGCATCTATAGCAGCACTTCCACTAATATCAGCATTTTCTATCGCTCCAGTAGCAATAGCTACAACACCAGCATTAGAGATAGTTATATCTCCAGATACAGCTACATTATCAAAATCAGTACCGTCAGCAACTAGAATGTGGGTATCTGTAGCTGCATAAGAATCATCAAATAAACTTATCTTGGCTCCAGTTACAGCATCAGCAGCAATCTTAGCTGTTTCTACTGCCCCTGTAGCAATATGTTCTGCATCTATGCTTCCTGCTGCATAATGTTCTGAATCAAGCTCATCATCACCTATTTTAGCTCCAGTAACAGCATCAGCAGCTAACATAGCAGTCTCTACTGAGGTATTAGCAATAGTTAAAGCTCCAGTAGAACTGATAGTAGCATCTCCTGACATTGTTTTATTAACAAAATCAGTTCCACTAGCAACTAGAATGTCTCCTGAAGTAGTTCCTGCAGCAGCATCATTTATAACTGTAAGCTCATCTAAGGATTCCTGAGCCATATAGAACGCTTGTTTACTATCAGTGTCCAGATCAGTCTCAGATAAGTTAGAACCGTCTACATAATCTACAAGTCTTGTAGCTTGACTTGTAGTTCTTTTAATTAAAACTACCTGATCAGCCGTTATATCAGCAGGACTAGTAATAGTAATGAGGCTATCATTATTCCAAGTAAAAGTTGCTGAAGATCCATCTACTGTAGCAGTTACATGGGTTCGACTGATAAATGGAAATGTGACAGCAAATTCTTGTGTGTCACCTGAAGCAACATATCTTACACTTGAATTAGCCATTTGTTATTGTCCTTGTTATTGTTGTTGTGGTGATAATCCTTTAGGTGTATCTAATTGAAACTGTTTCATAATACCTAATGTGGGCCGTCCTTCTGGTTCAAACATGCTTATTCGTGCATTGCTTTGAGCTTTAATAAAACGATTTCTAAAGGCTATAAACTTATTTCCATATTTTTTCTCATTAAACATAACAAGTGATATAGCAGCAGTTTTATTTTCTCTAATAATACCCTCTAATATTTGTAACTGACCATCAGGTAATAGTCCATCATGATTTTCAGTGAAATCGTCCCAGCTCATATTTTTAGGCTTATTAAATTCTTTAGATTTAGCTAATTTTTCTAACGGTGTTTTTTTATTTAATGCAATCCATTCTTGTTTAATAGCTTCTTTTTCTTCATCTTTTAAATGTAAAACACCTAAAGATGTTTGATTAAAAGATCCTAAAGGAATAGACGTAATATCAGATGGTCCTTGAACTTTAGAATTTAATTCACCTAATTTTTGGATTAAAAAACTATCTGATTGTTTTCTAGAAGGAATAGGATTTAATAAACTTTGAGAAAGATTAGTTATAACCTCAAAAGGTCTGATATTATTTATATCTTCAAAATGAGTTCCAGGAGCAAAAGTATATTCACCCATTAAATTCTGTACTGCACCACCTTCAGGAACTCCAACTTGCCAGCCATTTAATGAATTACGAGCTTGATCATGTGCTCTAGTCATTTCACCTACTATTACACTTGTTATTTTTTCAAATTGTGTTTCACCTTCAGGTAATGGGGGTAAACCCTTTTCAGGTATAACTCCCTGCATACCTCTAGTAACATTACGTCTTAAACTAGAATAAAAACTAAGACTAGGATCTCCTGCCATCATAAGTCTTTTTAATGAGTTTCTTTTTTCATGTGGATCACCAGTGAAAAAGTCCATCATATCAGATAGTCCTTGAAAATAATAACGATCTGTAATTAATCTGGACATATTAACTATACCTGATGTCATTAATTCTTTGGTAGCTTTCCACTTACGTTCTTCAGCATGATTATCTTTTCGATATTCATCGTTTAAGTGCATGTAAGATTTGCTTAATTGAGTTACTGTTGCTGCTGAAGATAATACAAAGCCTATAGGATCTAAACGATTATATGGAATCCATCCCCAACCAGCATTTATACTATACCAGTTAGGACCACCCAAAGCTCTTTCCATTCTTTTTCTTAAGCGTGGATTTGCAGGAGGACCGTCTGTAATTTGTCCGTTCCAAGCTAAGGCAAAGACTCCACTCCACATATACTGACCAGCAGCTAGTTTAGCTTCAGCTAATTGTCTAATAGCAGGATCATCTGAGTTGAGTTCGTCTTTCATAACCTTACTAAACCTGTTTAAAACAGGCATACGTCTAAAGTTATGTATTAATAGATTAGCAGGGGTTTGAAAGAACGGAAGAAAAACACGCAAGATGCCAGTAGGATCTCGTTCTATCATAGTTTTAACTAATTGTGTCATCCCAGAAACTCTGCTTTTATTTCCCAAGGCATCCATAACTTCAACATCAGCAAGTTTACTGGTATAAGTAGCTTCACGAGCTGATTTTGTAGCTTGTTCTAATATATCTTCATGTAAATCTAAGTCAGATAAAATTTTATTTTGTAAAATATCAACTTCAGCTAATTCAGCAGCAGTTCGAGGTCTTTTGCCAAATTGTTTTACTGCTTTTCTATAAGATAAAGCTCCTAGTTCACCTCTATAAGTTAAAACTTTAAATAACTCATCAGAAGACATTACTAGTTTTCCAGGTATATTAACAAGATGGCCCAAATAATCAATGGCTTTACCAAATCCACCTCTAGCACCCCATAGTTCTTTATTAAGCGATCTTCTATATCGCCTAACTAAGTCATCTTTAATAGCACCATCAGCAGGACCGTGTTTCCATGCCACTCTAAAGGCTTTTAGAGAATCGGGTATGGCAGATATATAATGATACATTAATTGCCCAACTTCACGATAAGTAATGCCTCCGTCTTCTGGACGAATCCTACCGCCTCCTGGCATCCCAATCTTAGGTGCTCTTGAAGCAGCTAAAAATCTTTCAAAAATATTATTACCTATTGCATAAGTATTTCCAAAGGCATTTACTTCTAATGTTTTAATACTAGATAGTAAACCGTTAATATAAATTTCTAAAAAAGCATCTCTAGTTTTAGCCCCAACACTCATTTGAGTAGCTTTAAGCATATTTCTCAATTGAGTATTGTCAGCTAATTCAATAGCTTCAATCTGTGCTTTTTCAGCTCCCTGTAAAAGTTGTTCTCTTAAGTCTTCTGTAGTAACACGTTTATCTTTTAACCATTTTAAACGTTTATGCTGATTTTTAATTTCCTCTGTTAATTCTTTTTCTAATTCTGTATATTCTCGACTAGTTTTTGGAGGTTTTGGAGTACCTTTTTTAGTTAATATAAGTTTATTTAGTTCATCTTGTAAACTCTTAACATTAGCAGCAGCCTTTTCTGGATCAGTTTTAGGCTTAGTAAATCTTTTAGTAAGTTTTGCAACCTCAGCTTCTAGTTCATGTATTTCAGTAGTTTTAATCTGAGCAGAGCTTTCACTTGCAGTTTTCTTTTCTTCTCTTAGTTTTTTAATTTTATTAGAAAGAGCGAGATGTTTCTTTCTAAGATCTAACTGTTCTTTAGGTAATCTAGTTTTTGCCCGTTCTGCTTCAATTAATTCTTCTAATTCTAATTCTCTAGCAGTTTTTTCTCGTATTACTTTTGTTCGTTTAGGACTAGGCTTACGGTCTTTAGCATCTTGTAACTTCTTTTCTAATCTTGCAATTCTTTGTTCTGTTGTAACAATCTTTTTTTGAGTTTGTTTAAATGACTTAGTTAGTTTAGGATCAGCTTTAACCTTAAACTTTTGTCCTCTAACGCTAACTTTATATTCTCTTATTTTACTATTATTAATTTGTGAAAGTCTAGTATGTTGTTTGGCCTGATGAACAACCATAGTACTAGTTTTATCAATAACTTCTCCATAAAGTCTAGACTGTAATGAAGCCTCAACAGTATCTTCATTTATTGCAGCTTTTTGAGCGTTCATCAATCGACTAGTAGCATAAGATTGATCACTAGCTAAAGACATTGTTTCTTGCACATTGGCTGCATGAGCATAAGCTTCTTTTCTCAATACCTTATATTCAGCCGAACCTGGAATAGCTCTTCCTAATTTTTCCATAGCTAAATTTGCTTGCTTTATAGCAGTTACAACCATAATTTTATAAGCAGGAACAAATTTTTCAGCTTCTTGAATATTTGCTGTATTCTTTTTTAGAAATACTTTAATTTCATCTTGAGGCTTTCCAAGTAAGTTTGCTAAATCTGCTATTCCATCTTGATTTGAAGGACGTTTTAATTTTTTAAGATCAAGAACTTTGCCTATAGCTTGAAGAAGATTAAGCATTTCAGGCTTTGTTTTTATTTTATTTAAATTAAAAGATTCAATTAATGGAACTGTCTTACCATGTTTATTAACAAAAGTAAGATCGTGGTGTCCTATGTCTTCTTTGTTTGCTATTTTATGAAGAAGCTCAACTAATTTAGGATTAGGATTATCAAGAGTTTCAGAAATAGGAGCAACAGCATCATCCATAGAATGTTTTATATCTCCCTCAAGTCCTTCTTTTACTGATCCTGGTAATCCCTGTTGTAATTTAATTTTTTCTTGAGGATTAGCTTTTAAAAGAGCCTCTTCAAGTATATCTATACCATCTTCTACTAGTTCTTCAACAGCTTCTTGAGTTTCTTCAACAGTAACTCCATGTTCGGTTTCAAACCGTTCTTTAGCTATCTTAACTTCTTTAGTTAAAATTTCAGTAGTTTCAGTTAATGTTTTTTCTTTAGTAGCTTCTTTTATTTTCTTAATTTGTTTAGCAGTAGTCATATATCCAAACCCTGCCATACGAAACACAGAATCTAATAAAGCAGCACTCCATATACCAGCAAAGAAGTTTTTACTAGTACCCCAAAGTTTACTATCACTGGGATTAGTAGCAACCCACTCATTAAGAAAAGCTCCAACTGTTGAGTGTTCTGAGATTCCAGTTAAACTCATAAAGAAATTCATCATGTTGGGATCAGTATGTTCAAATGCCAGACCCTCAGCAACACCACCAGAAGCTGTAAAGGCAGCCCAACGTCTATCTATTAACTTAAGAAGTTTAGGAGACTTTTGTAATAGTTTAGCAAACTTTGGCCCGAATGAAATTGTTTGTGCCCAAGCTTGAGCTCCAGCATTAACAGGAAAAAACAAGCTACCGTATCGAGTAAATCCTTGATATATAGTTTGTAGTGTAGTTTCTGGATCAGGAGGTTTTGAAATAAAGTTTTTACCTTCATCAGAAACTTTACCAACTACAGATCTAAGCATATTTTTAAAACCATATCCACTGTGTGCTACTAATTCAGCACTACGCTTCATAAATGGATCTGTAATACTATGGGTAGATAACCTTCCTCCCACATTCCTTTTTGCCTCTTGACTTGCTATATCCACCCAAGATGAATCACCATTCATTATTTTTTGTTCTTCTTCTTGTTGAAGTGGAACTTTAGAGTTATCATTTAATTCATTTACAACATCTTGGGCATGCTCTGAAGAACCTTCATAACTTTCTCGTGCTCGTTGGTTTTTAATATATTCGGTATCAGACGGAGTAACTGGTGAAATCTCTGTAATAGCAATTTCGTCATCTTGCTCTATCGGTTCTTCACCGTATTCTGGATAATCAGGAACAAGCTCTTCTCCCTCTTCTTCCTCATAATCTGGAAAATCAGCAACAACTTCTTCTACCATTATTTCAATCCTTATATTCTTCGCGTATATGAGAAACTAAAGGAGCTTCTAATTTTAATTTTACTCTATTTCCACCAGAAAAACCAGGTTTTTTTTCTTCAGATGAAGCTCCAAGAGTTGTGGCAACATGAGATGCAGTTTCACCTTTAGGATCAAAGTCATATATGTCTTCTACATCAAAACTTCCATCAGCATTAGTTTTATACCATATATGACCCAACGATTTTTTTAATGCTTGAGAAACAGCAACATTTGGTTGATTTCCTAAATCTATATATGACCAATTATCTTTATTCTTATTGGCCTTAGCTAATGCTTGATTATAGGCATCCCGCCCTGCTGGAGTAGCAAGCCAGATTTCCTTGTTAGGGGAGACACTAGGTTTCTTTAATAGAGCAGTTTCCATAGCTTGTTGTTCTGGACTCATGGACTGTAATTTTTTATTTGCTAAAATATTCCTTAATTCTTCTAACTCTGTAGTTCTAAAATCTTTATTAGTAAGAGGAGGTTTAATATTTTCACCAGCCGTTTGTTCTTCAAAAATATTTTTACTTAATAATCTAATTGGTGTAGCCCATGTTTCTAACCATTCAGGTAAAACAGATAATACATTAGGATCTGTTGTTTTTTCATAAAAATAAGCTGCTGCATCAGAGTCATTACTAAGTCGATTATATATATCTCTAATTTTTAGTTGAATTTCTTTTCTTCTTGTAGGATCGGGATCAAGTAATTCATCGCCAGTTGGACATTCATCAAGTATTTCTTGTACCTTAATAGCTCTTTTTTCTTTTTCCAGAATTTTTTTATTTAGTGGAGAATAATGAGTATTAAAAGCTTCAGTAGAAGTTTTTTCTTGTTGATCCTCTGTTAGCTTAACATCTGGGGAAGTCTTATTAGTTATTTCCATAAAATTTTATTCTTTATCTTTTGGAACTGCCTCAAAAGCTTTAATTAAAGCTTGATACATACTAGTAACTTCTTCTTCAAATGTCGTTATTTGTGATTGAGTAATACGAGCCTCAACATTTGGTTTCTGAGAAGTATCTGGTTTCCATATAACTGATTGACCATCTTCAGACATTTCTTTAATTCGTGGATAGTAATTCCGTTCTGCAAGTTCTACTGCTCTGTCTTCTATCATATTAGATAGTTTTTTAAAAATCTCTTGGGCTTTTATTAGAGGTTCCTGGTGTTCTTCAGAAGCCTGTAATTTACTCACTCTATTAACTAGTCTTTCTAATGATGGAAACTTAATAACTAGTTTTTCTTGCATGTTTATATCTCGTAAACCTTGTTTAATATGTTTTTTTAAAATCTCACTTTCTACGGAATCTAATATTCTAGAAAATCTTATTATAGGTGTATGTTTTTCTATTTGTTCAATATTATAAGTAATAGCTGCTCTGTTTTCAGTCATTAGTGTTTTTAGTCCTGGAGCTAATGAAGGATCTAGAGCTCGTCTATAAATTAAGGCATCAATTCCTTCTGAACTATTTATTTTTCTTCGTATAACCCCACTTCTTATTTCTCTATAAGCCTGAGAATCTTTACCATATTTATGAAAGAGCAGTTGTTTTTCAATAGCTTTAATTTCTCGTTGTTGATCTCGTAAACCTGGAAATCTTAATTCAACCTGATATCTTTGTGAAGCAGTTAGTTTTGTTTGTCTAGTAACATTATCTTTTTTTAATCTAGGATCTATATTTTGAGCTGCAATTTCTCTAGCAAACCCAGCTACCCAGTTTTCATGTCCTTTTTTGTCTCGTTTAGCAAGGCGTTCATTAGCTTCTCTTATTTCCGTAAATACCTTATCTTTAATAGATTTAAATGTAACATCATCTCCAATAGAATCAGCCTTACCACTAGTAATAATACCATTTTCTGTGTGAATTAAAGGATCAATATGTTCTTTAACAAAAGCTTTATATTCTTGTACTAAAGAAGAAAACATTATTGGATTACTTTCATAACGATCTAATAAAACATCACCATAAACTTGAAAAACAGCTTTTTTTGCATCTAATCCAAGTGTAGCTTTTATTTTTTTACCTTTAATATTAATATAAGGCTGTTGTAATTGGGCATTTTCTAAACTTTGTGCTTGACCAAAAAATCCTCCTCTATGAAATATCCCCCTAATACTTTCCCCCGCAGGAATTCTATCTACAGCTTGATTTATATTATCAATAACATTTTTAATATTGGCGGCTGTTAAAACCTGTTTTTCATACTGAGCTACCTCTTTTAACCAACTTCTTTTATAACTTTCTACACCTAATTGTAGTTTTCCTAATGCTTCACCATTATGTGTTACTGTTTGTAATCCATGTCCTATAACAGTATCTAAAAATTCTTCAATTTCATCAGATTTTTGATCTGAAGTTTTAGAACCATCATTAGCTAAGTGTGACATGTGAGTTGAACCATGAACTTTTAGTTGATCTAAAACATCATTTACATAGTTCTCATCTAAAACATTAAAATTATGTTCAACAGCTTCTTCACTCACTAAACCTGGAGCTACTTCTCCTTTTGCTGCTGCTAAACCAGCATCCTTCATATCTTGTTTATATTGTCTAGCTTTAGCAAATTCAGCAGCAGATCCCACAGCATTACTAAAAGCAGCGAGTCCTTGACTTAAACCTGTTTGTTGTGGTCCTGCAACAGAAGGGGCAGCAACATCTGTTGTAGGTTTAACTAGCTGTGTTTGAACCTGATCTAATGGAAAGGGATTTTTTGCCATTAATATTTATTTAGGAATGTAACTAGACGGTGTGCCTTCTCTCGCCTTATTACCAAAAGGTTCTTTATCCCAATAGCTCGGTTCAGGAGCTTTAGGTTTAGTAGTAATAGTAGGTGATGGTATATAATTTTGCTTATACTCTTTTAGTTGTCTTCCTTCTCCATATTTAATTCCTGTTTGTACGGCTGTACCACCAATATCTAAAGCCAATCCTGTAAGACTTGGGAAACCTTTAAGTGAATTAAAGAGAGCAGTATTTTTACTTTGAGTTTCCAGAGCCATGTTTTTCTTTTGCATCTTAAGATTTCTAAGTTTAGTATGAAAATTAAACTCTTTTCGATGAAGAGCCTGATAGCCTTTCCTATAAATATTCATAAGTGTACTATTAGCAGAACCACCTGACTTTAAAACACTTCCATCTCTAACTAATTGTGTGGCTACAACAGCTCTTATTTGTTTATTTAATTCAAATTCATCTAAACGAAACTTTTTATTTTCCAACATTTTTTCTTCGTTTATATTTAAATAATAATTATATGCTAAACCATTATTAAGGTGTGCTTGCTGAGTTTTATTAGCAAAATCAATATGTCTTGCTGTTACTGTGTCATTATATTCTGTTATTTTACTGCCTACAGCAAAGGCTGCTTGGGCAGCATATAACCATCCATCAACTTGCATCAGCTAGCCACCTTACAGAACTCATAAAATTTCACATTATTAAGCATTTGTTTTCCTATTATTTTAAAGCCACACCACCGTA